ACAGAGTGCAATCCCCTATGTGGCCGTGGTTGTATTCAGTTGTAGGTTTTGGTGGCTGGAGAAATCGCCCTCTACTTAGCCCAATCGCCCATGGGCACCACCGTTTAGTCTTTGAAGAACCACCTGAGTGCGACAATAGCGCACACGAGGAGCGAGCCGTAGTAAACCCATAGCCATTTGGCGCTCATTGGGCTTGCCTGCCTAGTCGTGCTGCAATCAGGTCTAATTGGTTTGGTCGCCACACGTAGTGCTCAATGCCTGCGTTCAGTAGGGCTTCTGCCCACAGTTTCTGGTCATGGCTGAGGCGTCCGTCTTGGCTTTTAAGTTCGGCCATGATGAATCCTCTTTTGGGGTGGCACAGTACAAGGTCTGGAAATCCTTTGCCGTCTGAACGCCACACACCGGGTCTAACCATTTTGGGTGAGGCGTGAAAGATGAGCCAGCCGTTCATCTTGGCGATTTGCTCGACAGCGTCTTGAAATAGACGCTCAGAGGCGTCATGCATTGGGGGTGGCACGGCGCAGCTGGCTTTCTAGGGTTCGGTTGATTTGCATAAGTCTTTTGCATTCCTCAGAGAGAATGCTGAGCTGCGTAACCATGTTGTCAACACAGTGACAGTCGAATTCCCTGTTGAGGGTGGCTGTGCAATCTGGGTAGTGCCATTCACCGTTGAGGCCGTAGGGCATCATTTCTTGCCTGCCTGACCTAGTAAAAGCCCTGTCATAAACACAGCGAAAACCATGATGCACATTGATAGAAACTCAGTCATCTTGTTCCCAGACGTGTTGTATTTCTTGCCCATCAGATTTAGCCATACTTAGCGCCATCGTGAGGTTGCTGCAATTTTCGGTGCATGGATAAATGTGGCAAGTTTTAGTTTTCTTGTTGGTGTTGAATAAACAGCCACAAGACAAGACACGAATGCCGGGGTTTATCTTGCTCATCAGAACGGCTCCTCTTCGGGTAGTGGGATTTCTTCAGGCTCATTGTTTTTGAGGGCTTCAATAGCCTTGGACACTTGGAACTTGTCCATGCTTGACAGGTCAAGTGGGGGCAACTTGCCTGCCTCTTTCAACAACTTCTTATACAGCCACACCTGTTTGTCGCTGGGTGCGTTCGCTGGGCGCTCTGTCGTGACACCGTCGGCGCTGGTTGTGCTCACACGCTGCACCTTGGTCATCTCTTCACGGCTAGGACGCTTGTTGAGGTCTGAGCCTGCATACCCGGCATTAGCCAACGCACGGCCTACAGCGCCAGTCTCACAGTTCTCCAAATGGCTGGTTTTGTTGATGTGGCCTTCACCACGCACTTCTTCAGCCCAGCCTGTAGCAATCAGCACGTCATTCTCGTACAGCGATGCTGAGAAGACGGCTGAGTTTTGCAGGTAGTGCACAAGGTCGGTGATGACTCTTGGTTGGACGCTTCGCACATGGCAGTCTTTGAGCCATCTGTCAAGTCTGTGGGCTACTGGTTCGTAGTCTTCAAGATTAAATGCCATTGGCTTTGAGCCTTTCTAAACGGTCACATTCTTTTTCCAGTGACCTGATGGTTTTGTTTGCTTCTTCTAAACGACGAAGCAGGTCGTTGCGTTCGGTGATGACGTCTTCTAAATGGTCTTTGAGTGTGCCATTGTCGCTCATCAGATGAGACCTTTTGCGTACAGTTCTGATGCCTGTTTTGCAGAATCCAAAATCAACTGTGCAAGTGCGTTCGGGTCGTCTTTCTTAGCCATAGATAGTTGCCCGATGGCGTACTCGACGGCTTCACGTTCTTGGAAACGCATCTCTATTTCTAGTTTCGCAGCCAACAGGCCGAGAGTGTGTATTGCTTCTGAATGTGTCATTGTTTCCCTCACTGACTAGATGCGCTATTTGCAGCGCCTTATTTTTATAACAGATGGGTGGTTGGATTTGCAAAGTTGGTCATTCAAACCGTTGCAGTTGTTCTTTATGGCTCCCCAGCCGTACAGCCCGACTGGATAGCGATACTGGCCACCCTCAGTGTGACCGTGGAAAGCAATCCTGTCAACGCCTCTTGCCTGCTGTGCAAACGTCAACAAATGCGCTTTGCGATTGGGTGTCTTGTTCCAGTTGTCCCAAGTGCGCCTGTAAATGCCAAAAGCCGTCACATACGAGCGAGTCGAGTGGCGTGTGTTGTTGCCAGTTTCGCAACGAGCCAAATCCACATACCATGATTTGGGCATGGGGTGATTCCAATCTTCTTTTGCAGCTGCTGATGCTGGTACGAGTAGGGCAGTAAAAAGCGTGAACGCCATGATGAACTTTGTCAATCCTCAAAAACTTCTATTGGCAATCCCCAAGTTCCCCAACTGTCTTGCCGGGTGGCCACGGAGGCCTGAACTATCAGATTTGTCTCAGGGTCGATAAACACCTGAACGAGTGTTGTTCTGTCTTTTGACACTAACGGAAGATAGGTCAGGACAAGTGGCTTTTCGCTCATGCGTCGTACCATTCCTCTGTCATCATTTGTTTTACTTGGTCTGGGGTTAGCAGAAATCCTCTGCTGGGGTGGTCTGAACCTTTGGCAAAATCCCATTTCTCAATGTGGCCTTTGTTGAGTCGAAGATACTTTTTGAGTCTTGCCACGCTGACCAGCGAGAAGGCACCGGGGGCGTATCGGTAGGCCCACCATTCTGCTTTTGTGACGTTGATACCTGATTGACACCATTCGCCGTTGTCGTTCATGCATTGGGTTTCAATGGTCATTTTGCCGTTTCGGTATCGGTCTGCTTTGACTTCTACTTTTGACCCTTGGACAGAGTTGAAGAAAGCGACCAGTTCGGCTTCTGCTCCTTGGCCGTATGCCAAGTCAACTTTGAAGTCGAATTGTGGGTTGTACCCTGTTTGCGTTTTGGTCATGACTTTGTCCTGTGCAATTTATGCCAATAGGCATTGGCTTTTTTGCATTGTTCGCATGGTGTTTCTTTATGACGCAAATGTCGTTTGTATGCAGAGCGTGTGCCACATTGGGCAGTGATTGGTTTATTTGGCATCAGAGATTTTGTCAATAAATAAACAAGCACAACGCAAAGACGTCAACGTTTTTTCGTGATAAACGCCTGCGCTGGTTCTGCCATAGCGAACAAGAAAGTTGCGTGAATTGCCGTCACGATAAATGGTGAAGTTTCGGTAGTAGTAGCTGCCGTATTCGTTGCGTGTTGGTTTTCTGTGTGTTTCCATTAGTTGATTACCTTTGAGTCCATGATTTCTCCGTCGACGATAAGAAGGTTTGCAAAGTATGTCCGGCGACCGTTGACTCTTTTGACTTCGGCAAAGTGTGTCCATCCGAGCTGAGTTTTGAAGTTGTCTCCGTGGTCTTTGATTTGGACGATTGTGTAGTTGATGTTGTTGAGTGAGATTGTCGCTGTGTTCATATCTTCACTATAACCACATCTAACCACAATTGCAAGTATTGAGAATGCGACCCTAGGCGCAGGAGGGAAACACGCCACGCCTAGAGCCTGTCAGAGTTGGCTATGCCTTGTCTGAGTTGGGTTTTGGCAACGCTCGCCATGCTGCTTCGAGGGCTTTTGCGTCTTTTGCCAAGTCCATTTCAAGTTCAAAGTGGAGCCATGCTCCACCGAATGAACCTGCGTTGTCTGTTTTGTTGAAGATTTTGACGCCCTTTGTGCCTTCACCACGGCTACAGCGATAGCCACGCCCATAGGCCGTCTGGTCGCTTTCAGGCTGTTTAGGGTCTCTGTAGGCGTAGTCGTGCAGTTCGCACAGTCCTAGGGCTTCTGAGTGCTCAATCAGCCAATCCCACAGTTCTTTTGCTTGGCGTCGTCCTTCACGAGTTTTGGAATAGCCCACGTCGCCAGCCACACCCAAGGAATGGACGCTTAGGGTTTTTTTGCCTCTCATGTTGCGAACAACCCATGTGCCCAAATTGGTGAATGACGGATAGCGCCGTAGGCATAGCTGCACGAACTTTTCTGTTCCTGCAAGTTTGCCTGTGCCGGGTTCGGTCACTGGATAGTAGGGGTATTTACGAGGCACTTGGTGGGTCTTTCGGTTTGTCTTTGAGGCCGTTGCCTGCGAGTACACCGATGAGGCCACCGGCGAGGGTCATAAGCATTGGTGACAGTACTGCCCATGCTTCGGCATCGTTGGGTGCTTGGTCGAGTGGTTGCGTGACGAACAGCAGGCCGTAGATGAGTGAAGCGATGGCCATCACAAATGAAAGCGTGAGTCCAGCTGCAACAAAAAGAATGATGCGTGCTTTAATTTCTTCGTTTGACATTCTTTCTTTAGGCACAGCGTCCACCTCCTATTTGTGTTTGTGTTCCGATGGTTTCGGGGGCTTTGTTTTTGATGCGTTCGCAGTTCACTCTTGTACGGTCTGCACAGGCTGTGAGGGTGATGAGGGTGGCGCTAATCAGCAGTAAGCGTTTCATTTTTTGGTTCCATTGTCCATCCAGTAGCGAGGAGTGCTTCGTGTTCCTCATCGGTCATTTCACGCACAAGGTCATCTATTTGTATGTTTGGGTTTGTCATGGTTTGTCCTATCGGTATCCGTAAACGCTAATGACGCCACCACTAATCGTGCCACTACCCGGCGTAAGCGTAAACGATGTGTAACTTGCGTTTACTGCGTGATAACCACCAGTGGTTCCAGCAACATCTACAACATTGAAAAAGCCGTTGAAATGAGTGTATTTAGCAGAGTTGAAAGGCTCCATAACGTCAATGTTTAGAATGTTTCCCACAACATTATTGGCTGCGCCAGCATAATACCAATAACCCAATACGTTGTTGTTGCTCACTATTCCAGTAGTGCCAGTGTAAAGACCGTAAGTGGCCACGCTGTAATAACCAGTAGTAGAACTACCCAATTTCATGTTGAGAGGGCCAACAGCGCCACTTGCAGTTCCACCTGTGTAAAGGATTTTGTAGTTGTCGTAATCTGCCGAAAATGCGTCGGTCACAGTTACATCGGGAACAGCAGACCCGACCGTCTGTGTCTTGACAAGCCAAAGCCCGACAGCGTTCATTTGCGCTGCTGTCAGCACTTGGCCTGTGGTGAAATCTGGTGGTGTAGCCATGTTTAGTATCCTAACTTGTTGTTATCGAGCGTGCCACGAGTCAACTCGTCAAGCAGCAAATAAGCGTTCAGGTCTGCACCCGAAAGATAAAAAGTGAACCGAGCACCGGCAGGGGTGGCCGACATAGTGACACCTTCAACCACACAAACAAACGTGGTGCCACGAAAAACAACCTCGGTCTGAACACCTACTGTGCCAGCAAAAGTCTGTGTGAAACCAGCAAAATTGTCTAGCAACATTGCACCGGTCTGAGCCTCAGCCAAACACGAAACAGAACTGATGGCAAACTTTGGTGTCTGATAGTTACCCAACAGATAATTGGCAAAGTCCAACGCCTGTCCAGTAGTCGGGTTATTAGTGTTTACTTGATAAGTACGAAACGGCGCAGTCTCGCCCACCTTCGTCACAGTCTGAGTAGCAAGACCGTCAGGTGCTACAGAAACCTGAGTCCAGTAGTTATCGGCAAGACTGTCAAACGTTATCTGGTCGTACTTTTGAGAAATGTTGAGAGGGTCAGGTGTGCCATCTGTGAAATAGTTTTGAGTGCCAGTCAAAGTGAATGGGTCAACAATAAAAACATCGTAAAGCGCCGAGGCAATGCCGTCCCACATACGAGCATTATTAGACAAAGCAGTTTTGGCTAGCCAATCAGCCCAAGTTCCTGAAATGGTTTGTGCAGCTCCTGTGCGTGACGCTTGGCCATTCCAAAACATAGGAACACCAGATTGAGTTGATGCAGCCGAAAACTGGCTAGTCAATGTGTCTGCAGCCATTGAATAATTGTTGCCTGTCATACGACCCAAGTCAGCAAAAAACCCTTCGCAAGAAATGGTTAGAAAGTCAGCCGGTCCTACACCAGCCGAATAGGGGATGCCATACTCGACCACGACATTAGAGATTTTGCCTACCCACAAAACATAAGGACTTGGATTTGTGTCGTTTTCAATTTTTATGTATGTGCCTGCTTTGAGGTCAGTAATCGGTGAAGCAAATCCTGTTGGATACCTAACAACTACCTGCCCTGTTGAGGCTCTGATTTGGTCTAGTTGAGCCTGAATGCCTACAGACAAGTTGATGTTTTGAACATTGCTTAGTGCAGTGAACGTTACATTGTCAGCCGAATAGGAAACTTTGTATTCTTGCAAGCCCAGAGCCATTAGAAAATGTTGCTCACTCGAATAGGGATAGAACCGTTTTGCCTCATGTAAGTGCGTAGTGCCTGCACCACAGCCTGTGGGTCGCCACCGTTGACGTTGATGTTGACAGTTGTGCCACCACCACCCATTTGGCCAAGACGGTCAAGAGGAATTACAGCCTCTGGGCCTGCCTCACCGATAAGGGCGAGCATTCCACCGGGCGTGTTGACAACTCCACCGTCAGCCATTGCTGGGATGGTGTCAAACCTTGATTTGTCTGCACCTGATGGGCCTCGACTTTCGCCGAGTCTGCCAAAAGCAACGTCAGCAACTAGCGAAATGTCTTTGAGTCCGGGTATTGCGTTGTAACCACGAATCAGTGCGTTGATTACTTTTATCCATGAGTTCGCTAGAAATTCAAAATAGCCAATGATGGAGTTGATGACCACGTTGACAAGGTTTCGGAATCCTTCAAACTTTTTGTATGCGACACCAAGACCGACAACTAGCAGAGCGATGCCTGCAGCGATGAGGCTGAATGGGTTGAGCGCCATAGCAACATTGACTGCCATGATTGACAGTGCAACTGCACCAATTGCTGCAGCGATAATGGTAAATGCTGTGGGGTTGTTTTGTGCCCAGTCGCCGAAAGCCTGAAGAGCAGGTAACGCAGCCTCAAGGACTGGAAGTAATGCACTACCGACAGATTCTTTGGTTTCGTTCATTGCAACTTGGAAGCGTTTGAACTTGCCTTCGGCAGTGTTCGCTGCGACTGTTGCAGCGCCATCTGTGGCAAGGCCGATGGCATACATAACGTCTTCAAACGATGCGCCGTCTTTTATCATCTGACGGTATTCGGGGGCAAGTTTTGCTAGGGCTGTGAGGTTGCCACCGTAAGCCTTTTCTAATGCTTTTGTGACGGTTTCTAGTGGCAGACCTTTTTGCGCTGCAAGGTCGAATGCTTGAGACGCTAATTTTTGGGCGTGGGCAACATCGCCAGTAGCCCTCACAAGGCCAGCGAATGCCGGGCGTAACTCATCATCAGTAATTCCAAGTGCTTTACCCTGTGCAGTAATCCAATCTTCGACGCTTGCAATTTGTGCGTCGTTTGCACCTGTTGTTGCTTTGAGTTGTCGTGCTAGTTCTGCTTGCGCTGCAGCGTCTTCCATAGCGCCCTTGACAGCATCACCTAGGACAACAGCCAAACCAGCCAAGGCTGCAGCTGCAGGCACGGCTGCTTTCTTGATGGCGAACTGCGCCTTTTTTCCTGCGCCCTCCAAATTTCGGAATTCCGAAATGGCCTTGGAAACTCCACCTCCGTCAAAAGTGCTTATGATTGGTATAGCAAGAGCCATTAGTTCAGTTCCCTTTCGACTCGACGAATTGCATCTAAGGAAAGCCGTTCTAAGGCCTTTTCAATTTCGCCACGCTTCCTAAATACAGAAGGGCCAAGAACTCTCGTCTGGTTGGGTTTGAGTGGCCCTAGAGAGTCTCCCAGTGTGTTGGGGTTGCTACGCCCTGCAGCCTCGAAGACGGCAGCGCCCACGTAGGTCTGTGTGATGTAAAGCAGGCTGACGGCTTCCCTTGCAGCGTCCACTTTCAACTTGACTCCAGACTGTGCCTTGGCCACGGAGAACGGAAAGATTTTGCGTCCTGATTTATCTGTCCAGTTTCGGGCCATACCCGACAGAGGAATTCGGGCGTAGCCCTGCTGAACTTCACGGATGGCTGGTTGGGCGATTTCGTTGGCGTTCTTGGTGAACTCTTTACGAAGACCCGGCTCAACTTTGTTCAGCGAACGGATGGCTTCTTTCAGACCTGTCATTTCTATGGAGGCTGATGCTGTCATCTTTTGTTCGCTGCTTTCTGTTGTTTATTCAAAATCTCAATGACCGTGTTCAGGTCATCCGTCTCGAATGGTATTTGTGGGGGGTAATACCCGGTGGCAACAAGTACTTCTGCTAAGGCTCGTCTGTAACTGTTGCTTCCGTGGCTTTTGGGTTTTCTGAACCAACTACTTCCACGGCGTTCACGTCTTTGATGTATTGGTCAAACGAAACTGGCACTGGGATGTTGTTTTGTTTGCAGCATTCATACGCCATAAATGCAAGGTCTTCGATGCCGATGCCGTTGGCAAGTGTTGAGGCTTTTTGTTTGAACTTGCGTTCCCAAGCGACAATGACGAACAGGTTTGTTTCTAGTTCGTATGGTTCGCCTTCGTTGGGCGTGATGCGTAGTTGGATTTTCATGTTTCCCTCTTTCCTTGTATCAGGTAATGTCTCGTGCCCATGTGCCACCAGTAAAGGTAGCCGTCACGGTTGCGAGTTCGCCCACTGTTGAGTTGATAGGCGTAAAGGATTCAAGCATTGCGTTTGTAATGGTGTACTCAGGGTTAGACGCTGATTCGGTTGTTCCTGAAGGGCTGATGACAAGTGTTGTGCTGCCTTTGCCGACCATGTCTGCAAGTGCTGTTTCAACTTCTGCTGTTGCGCCTGAGCCACCGTAAGACAGGAAAAACTCGATTGTACATTCAACCATTTGCAGGCCACCAACGAAGCGATGACCAGTGTCACCGAATGCTGTGGATTCAAGCGAGTCCTGACCGATGGTCAATGTCACTTGGTTAGCGTTGTCGCCAATCTTGGTGTAAGTAGTAGCACCCTGTGTGATGTTCACAGTTGCGTTGCTGAGGAATGTTGTTGATGCCATTTCTGACCTTTCTAGTTTCGTCTAACTGCGATTGCCACAGTCAAATCGTATGTTGGGATGTCTTGCCCACCGTATGAAGCGTTGCCCGGTCGGGCGTCAACTACGGCAATGGAAGAGTTCATGATTGTGTCAACCGTGGTCATCAGATAGTCACCTGAATCTTGGTTGCCGGGAGGAGCTGCAAGTATGCGAACTGGGATGCGAAAGTCGCCCACGTTGTAAGTCCATGAAGTCATCACTGGGAGTTCAATAAAGACAGACATGGGTCGTGCGTTGCGTGGGTCTGTGACTGGTTTCAAACCCAACGCTGTCAACGCTGTTTTGATTGCGTTCACTGCGTCAACGAGGATTCCAGATGCAGGCATTAGGCCACCTGTGGACGGCCACAACCAATGAGAGACATGATGCGTCCCATGGTTGAAGGAATAGGGATTGAAGACATTGCGTCAAATGAGGCAAACGAATCTGCAGAGCCACGCTCACGGTAGAGAGTTGCTGCATACATGATTGCCCCAAGTTTTACATCTGCACCCGGCACTGTTGTCATCGAGTCTGTGTAACCAGCCTCACGACGCTTTCTAAAGCACCAGTTGTTGGTGGCATTGACGCAGACGGTGACAAAGGCCGTGTCATTTGCCGTTGAAACGTCAATGCCGAGCCAACTGGTCACATCGCTAGAATTTATCCAACTCACGCTAGGTGTGAATGTGACAGTTCCTGTAGCAACAGAACGCTCTAAATCACCGTCATCGTCTCGGAAAAGAAACTGAAACAGTCGAATGACTTCATTGTCAAACTGAAAGTCGCCTTCGTCTGACTGTCCGATGTATTCGTTGTCTTGCGTAGAAAGAACGGTGTGTGTGCCGTTCATGTTGTGGCCTGCGCCAGCAATGGTGACAACATCGCCGACTTGGATGCCAGTTTCAACGAAGGTCTGAAGAACCACAACACCGTCTAGGCGTGTGTGAAACGCTAAGTCGTAAGTGGCCATGGTTCTTCAGTTCCTCTAGTACTTCGTCGGTTTAGACGAAAGCAGCCTTGATTGTCTTGGTTGCGTCAATGACTTTTGAGGCGAAGTAGCCACGGAAAGCAATTTGACGTGACAACTGTGAAGGCTGTTCAACGCTGATTGCGCCTTTTTGCTGTTCCCAGTTTTCAATTGCTGTTGGGTCAAGGATTGTCATGCCTGCTGAGGTCAAGTTACGGTCAACGACTACACGAAGTCCGAAAGCGAAACCAGCGTCTCCACCGGGGCTGAGTGAACCAAATGCGTTCATTGGCCCAACCTGTGGGAACAATGGACGGTCTGCAGTGTCGCTGAGTGAACCCATCAACTTCCAGACGTTTGGAGACACAGCAAGGATTGAAGGCAAGTTGCCGTTCGAGCCTGTGAGAATGTCTGCAGCTGCTGTGTACATCCACTCAACCCAATAGGTTGGGTCTGCGATAGATGCGTTAGCAAAGTTGTTGCTGTTGGTTGTACCAGTCTGCAACTCTGAGCAAGCAAGAAGGTCGGTACGGTCTGCATAGACACGAGCCATGTCGTCGAGCAAAGCGCCGAGCACTTCAGGCTGTGACCAGTCCATTGAGGCTTCGCTGATTTCAACGTAGCCACCTTGAATTGTCTTGGTGATTTGCACATCGTCAACTTCAAATGCTGATGCTGTGATGGTTGTGTTCTGCGTTGCAGTTCCAATTGTTGAATGGGTGCTTACTACTGGACGAATAAAAACTGCGCCAGATTGAGGCATGGCACGAACGCCAGTTGCGTCAATCAGAGGGCGACGGCCTTGAAAGTTGTTGTAGATAGGAGCGACAATTGGGGTCGGGATGACGCCCGGAATGTCACTGGTAACAATGTCGGGTGCTGCTGCACGAATGTTTGCGTTCATCTGTGCCCAGTCATGGCCACCACGAACGAAGGTTGCGATGTACTCGGATGCTGATGGAAGTTTGAACTCACGACGTGCTGTTGCAAGCAGTGGAGTTTGAATAATGTCGGGCTGGGAGGCTTCGACTGCTGGTGTTTCTTGTGACATGGTTTCCTCCTCGGAAGTGTCGTTGTTGGGGGTTTCGGTTGCTTCTTCAGGTTCGGAAGCAGCGATTTCTGTGATGATGGCATCCTTGAATGCCGGGGATGCAACAAGGCTGATTTCTTCAAGCGATGCTGAAGAAACAATCATTGTTCCGTCTTTCGTGGTTGTGAACTTCAATGGAATTGCTCCAACACTTACGGAGTCGTAAGCGCCTGCCTTCACAAGTTCAATTGCATCATCTGATGCTCTGGTCTTGGCAAACTTTGCAGTGAACAAAAGTCCTTCTTCTGAATCTGCAAGTTCAGTCACAACACCACGCAACTGCGCAGAATCGTGATTTTCCAAAAGTTTCGGGTTCTTTGCTTCAAGGTCAAAAGCGCCACGAAGGAAAGAAACCTTTGTGCCGTCTGAAACTGTTGCTGTGACATCCCAAGGTACGGCGACGCCTGTAATGGTGCGTGGCGAATCTTCGCCTGCAGCTGCATCCAGTGTCACTGGGATGGCTTGAAGTCTAATCATGATAATTCTGTCTCCGATGGTGTTGAAACTTCAGGTTCTTTGTACATTTCGGCCATGTCGTTCTGCTCTAGCAAATCGTCAAGGTCAAACTCAACGTGGCGTCCACGGCTCAACACGTCATCCATAGATAGGCGCTGGGTGATTGCTGTGGCGTACATCTGTGCTCCAAACAACCAAAGGTCTTGACGAGCCTGCTGTGCGTTCTGGTAGGTCATTGAAGCACCGGGGGTTGGTGCAGAAACGAGATACGCAGGAACGCTACAGAGGCGTGACAAGTCAAGTGCTTGATACTGGCGCTGTTCGCTGTTGACGCTCATCGGGTCTTTGTCAAACTCGACGAACTCGACAAAGTTATTGAGTGCGCCAATGACGTTTCCGTCACGGCGAGCAGATGCCCACGATGCAGCAAGGTCGCCCAACTCTTCACCTGACATGGTTTCGCCTGCTGAAGTTTGCTGGAGATAGCCCGGCACGGTTTCAATAGTTGCGTATCGGTCGGCTGCTTGGTCTAGGTGATAGCCAATGTTGAAAGCACGCTGACCAGTAAAGATAAGGCCAGTTGTTGGTGACAAGAAAGTGATGACATTGGAGGCGTCAATGTTGACACCGTTGAACTGAATGTTGTCAGTCATCCCGAAATACTGTGGGCCAGTTTCGTCGGGAGTTTGAATGTTCGCAGCTGCTAACCAACGGAAACTCATGGGGCGACCGTCGCCAGCGTTACGGCTAGTCACATACCAAAAGGCTCGACCGTAAAACCACAAATCTTTGAAAGTGTTTGCAAGCATGAACTGACGTGGCAAGTTCGGGTCTGGCCGTTCCATCCACGTTTCGTTTGGCACATAAATCTTTTCGTATTTTTCGCCTGTCCACTGCTTTGTGCACTGCCTGAACTCAAGGCTTCCAATGGTTGAAGCCATCAGGTCATAAGAGCGTGAAACGGTGGGCAATGACAACGCCAGTGTCTCAACTGTGCCAGCGTTCCACGCATAAAAAGCAGGTATTCCGGACGAGCCGACACCAGCAGCAGCCTTGATTGGCGCACTGGCGTATTCGGCTCGGATTTTGCGAGAGAAAAGACCCACGCTCGGAGTCTTACACAGATTTGTTGCAAATGCAACTATCTACGAAAAGCCATTGCAGCCTTGCCAGTATTTATCGGGCGTGACACCATTGCTGCAGCGACCACTAAAAGTCGGGCTGCTTCGATAGGCCCCGGTGAACGCTGGGAAGAGATAACCACTTGGCCGTTAGCCCTAGCCAGCACAGCCCTGTTGACATGGCTTGCTAGTAGTTCTTCGCCACGATGCAAAACACGATGCTCCAAAATTAGCGACCTAGTAAGGGCTGTCAGTTTGAGGATTTCTGCATAGCCGAAAGTGGTGCGCCTGCGTTCTAATTTTTCGGGGGTGTGCACGTCAAGAGTTGGCGAGATGACCAGACGCAGTTTCGGGTCGGCCTCCATAGCCTTCTCAATTTGTAGCCACATCTCTTTCATCGACTCGGTAGAGAACTCGACTGTCGCCACAATCGTTTGTTCCTCAGTTAGTCCACAGCGAATCCCCACATACTTGGAACTATCCACAGAACAATCCACAGCCAACACGCCACCAGCAGGGCATTTCTGCTCGGTCTTGAGTTTCTCCCACACACCCGGCTGAAGCCAAGCGTCAGCAGAAGATACCCACAGATTTAGGTGCGCTCGAAGGAACGCTGCACGGTCGGGAGATTCTGCAGCTGCATGAAGAGCGTCAAGGGTAATGGTTTCCCCCAAGGCTGGGTTTGCCCAACGCCAATAGGAATCATCATTCGGGTCAACATCTGGCAATGACCATTCGGCAAAATAAAGCCGTGTTTGTTTGTGTTTGTCAATCGCTCCCAGCGCCTGCTCACGAAGACGCTGCATAGTCTTTGACCCTTCATCGCCACTGGTTGACCACGAAGAAAGCAACGGTGATTTCACAGCAATTTGTGACGGCCTAAGAGCGTCAAAATAAACCTCTTCAGTGACGTTCCAAACTTCGTCAACAATAATCAGGTCGTAAGTTCCACCATGCAAATGAGGCGTTGCAGCACGAACCTCCCAAACACAATTGCCTATCTCGACTTTGTTGCGCCCATAAGACCAAGTGACCTTGGCGTCATAGTGCGCCTCAAGTACCGGGGCAAGTTCATTGAAGATAGCAACAGCCCTATCTAGTTTGTTGGCCGTAGAAAGAACCCTCATCGGTTTGCCACGCATCGCTGCAAAGTCTGTAAGCCACCAGCCAATAAGGGCCGTCAACGCAACGGACTTGCCGTTCTGTCGAGCAGTCGACACGAGAGATTCACGATGCACAAGGTCGCCATTGTCATCATGGGTCAACTGGCCATTCAACGCTTGACGTTGCCACCCAAACAAAGTTTTATTGAGCACTCGCTCAGACCAGCCAGCAACCAACTCACCATAAGAAGGGCCTGCAACAATTGGCGTTTCCAACCGTGGCTGAACACGACCGAACTCAGGCGACTCAGACGCAGCCAAACTGAAACCACCTGAACTGGTTTGGTTTGTTTCAGATAAGAGCAAAGA